CAGAACAATTTGAAAGTATGAAGTCGCTTGCTTCTTCTGCTAGTGGTGTTGAGGTGTTAGAAGCTCTAATATCTAAGACTCAAAAGAATGGTGTCGCTAATGTGGCAGCCGTTCAAACGGGGGTAACGAAAGAAGCTCTACATGAGAGAATTTCAGATCCTAAATACCAAACGTCAGCAGACTTTAGAAAAGAAACTGAGCGATTGTTTGATGATTTTTACGGCGGCTAATTGGTACCGATCTATGAAATTGTGCTTATGGCAGATTGTTGGTTGTTCTTAGGCACTTGGTTATCATGCGCATAAAGGGGAAAATATGGCACGTACAGCACAAGATATAAGAGATTCAAAAGGCAGATATATCAGAGTAACTTTACTCAAGAAGATCAAGTCTATTTGTAATAGGTTTTTAAATAAGATTGATGAGTGGCTAAAGTAATGAGATGAGTTTCTTTGTTAGAATACTGCTGCTAATATCGTTGGTTATTGCCTTCATGATGTCCACTGGATGTAGCTCACTAAAGTTTAACAATGTAGCCAAGACCAGTGCTACTACCGCTGTTACTTATGCGATAGCTGGCCCTATTCCTGCCATAGCAAACTTAGCTACCAGTGTTACGGTTGATGAGATACTGCCCGAAGAGAAGCAGATTGACGATATTAAGACGAAAGAGCAAGCAGTGGCATTCGTGGCTGATTCGTTCTTTATGAACGCCTTATACGCTTTTATAGCGTTCCTTCTTATAACTAACATAGCAGTTCCTTACGTTACTCGCAAATGGGGTTATAACGAAGCCAAGAACAAATACCGAAAGAATGATGATTAATTTTGGAACCAGTGATCGCCCTATGTGGCGTTATGTTTACCATAGGATGAAAAGATGACTAAATGTGCTTTATTATATTTGGTAGTTGGTGTGACAATCACGACAGCCAGCTATGCGTTTTTTAACGAGTTTATGAGTATGCCTGGTCAAATGATGCAGATGGTACAACCACAAAAAACTCTTTCACAACCATGCGTCTGCAAATGCAATTAGAAAAAATGATAAATGAAAGTTTAAAGCCGTTAATTCGGCAGCTTAGAAATGTTAAAGATCAAGGCGTCAAAGACGCTTTATGTGATTCATTAATAGAAATGTGCGATGAGTTAATCTCCAAGGGGGAGAAGAATGGCAACACCAGAAATGAGGACGATAGCGTTCGTTTGTGATTACGATACTTTTTTAAATGTTAGTGATCGTCGAGACTCAGCGGTAAATCAAAAGCTATGGTTAGAGGTCGTCGCAGAAGTAAACACAGAACATTACGACACGATTAGAGACGAGTTATGCGAAGCGATTTCATTGCTCGCACTTGATGATATATAAGCAAAATACAATACATTGATAATAAACTTATCTTTGTGCTAAAATAAAGATCAAACCCAGCATAGTGGATACCCTTTATTAAAGGCCCATACCAAGCTAGGACTATCGGCCTGCAAAGCAGATACCCGGAAAAAAAGGTATGACAATTTAATTATATAAGGAGACATTATGTCTGCAAGTTTATCCGCTGCTGCACAGCAGCTATTCGATTCAGAGGTGAAACACGCGTTTCAAACCGCTGGTCAACTAAGAGGCACTGTAACAACACGTAACGACGTACAAGCCGATATTTACAAATTCCGTAAGATAGGCAAAGGCACAGCTAACCAGAAGGCAACTTCTGCTGATGTGACAGCCATGGGTGTTGCTCATTCGTTAATTAGCTGTACGTTAGCTAACTGGAATGCGCCGGAATACACCGACATCTTTGATGCTAAAGAAGTCAACTTCGACGAAAAGACAGAACTACAAACCACTATCGCTGGTGCGCTTGGTCGTAGAATGGATCAGATTATTCTTGATTCATTAGACGCTGCAACAGCCGGTACGTCGATTGCTAAAAACTCTACATCAACTATCGGTTTAACGATTGATAACTTGATTCAAGCTTCAACAGCTTTGACTGATAAGGGTGTTCCTTCTGGTGGTCGTCACTTCGCTATTTCAGCGGAAGGCTTACGTGATCTATTAGGCACTACTCAAATACAGAGTGCAGATTACAACGGTGTACGCGCATTGATGCACGGTGAAGTTAATACCTTTATGGGTTTTCAATTCCACACGATTGAAGCACGTTCAGAAGGTGGCTTAGATCTTGTCTCTAATGTTCGTGAAGGCTTCGCTTGGCACGATTCAGCAGTTGGTCTTGCGGTTGGTATGGAAGTATCAGCTAAAGTTGACTGGGTTCCTCAGAAAACATCATGGTTATGTAACGGCATGATGAAAGCTGGTGCAGTCGCTAGAGATGCTGACGGTATCGTATCTGTTAAGTGGAACGAAGCTTAAAGGATATAAAACAAAGTTGAAACTAAGATGGCAGCAGCTTATAACTAGGTTAGCTGCCATTTTTTTTTAAGGTAAAGATATGGCAACAGACATTGAAATTTGCAGTAATGCACTAATTATGGTCGGGCATGGGCCTATTGCTTCATTCACAGACGGTGGTGCAGGTGCTAATACCGCTTCCGCACTTTACTTAACTACATACGAGAGTTTATTGTCTCAATACAGATGGCGATTTGCCTCTGCAAAAGCAACACTCAACAAATTAACAGCGACGCCACTCAACGACTGGACGAACGCTTTTCAACTACCATCAAATTATATTGTTGGAGTTGGTATTCACCCAAGGGTGGACTACGAAATCTTTGAAGATAAACTGTATAGCAATACTGATGCAGTGGACATTGATTATATCTTCAAGCCTAGCGAGACTACATTGCCAGGATATTTTCAACGATTGCTAGAGTTTAATCTAGCTTCTATTTTTGCTATTCCGGTTACGGATAATTCAACCAAGGCGGAAGAGTACCGCAAGATGTATGAAGATCAACTCAGAAGAGCTAGATTTACAGATTCACAAGCACGACCGTCTGATGCGATTATTGACTCACCACTGATTGATGCGAGATATTAATGCCTAGAGTCATTAGTTTACAAACCAGTTTTAATAGTGGTGTATTAGATCCGAGGCTTGTTGCGCGTACCGATTTAAAACACTTCTATCAAGGTGCAGCCAAAGCTATTAATGTGCAATCATTGCCGCAGGGTGGCATGAAACGTCGCCCTGGTCTTAAATATGTTAGCACGATAGGTGCTGAGTCAAGGTTAGCTGCGTTTGCTTTTAATGTTGAGCAAACTTACTTAATGGTGTTTACGAACAACAACATAGCTGTTTATAAAGACGATGTTTTACAAACGAATATAACAACTACTTATACCACAGCGCAGTTATTTGAATTACAGTGGACTCAATCAGCCGACACCATGATTATCGTTCATGAATCCCATGCGCCAGCAAAATTGGTTCGTGGATCAACACACTCTTCTTGGACGTTATCTAATATCTCATTATCAAATATTCCACAGTATGACTTCGGTTCTGGCGATGAAAACGTCTGGAGTTCTAGCCGTGGCTACCCTAAGAGCGTGACTTTCTACCAAGGCAGGATGTGGTTCGGTGGATCTAAACAACGCCCTCAAACATTATGGGGATCTAAGACTAATGATTTTTATAACTTTGATTTTGGCACGTCATTAGACGATGAAGGGATTAGCTTAACGCTAGACACAGACCAAGTAAACGCTATTACCATGGTGTACGCTGGTCGTCACTTACAGATCTTTACGACTGGTGGTGAATTTTCTATTAATGATATTCCGATTACCCCAGCAAAAAGCTCAGTTAGACGTCAAACCTTATTTGGATCAAGCAACATTCCACCGAAGTCAATCGACGGTGCTACCTTGTATGTTGATCGTACCGGTAAATCGGTTCGTGAGTTTTTATTTGCTTATACAGAGGACGCATACACGTCTGGCACTGTTTCATTACTGGCTTCGCATTTGCTTAATTCACCGGTAGACATGGATGCGCTTAGAGGTAGTGCAAAAACCGATGCGAACTACGTTTACGTTATTAATAGCGATGGCACAGTGGCCGTATTCAACTCACTAAGAGCGCAAGAAGTGGGTGGTTGGACACAATGGACAACTAACGGATCAATCGAGGCAGTCGCAGTGGTTGTTGAAGAGGTTTACTTCTTAGTCAAAAGAACAATCAACGGATCAGTAAAACGCTTTTTAGAAAAATTAGATCCAGATTCTTATACGGATTCTAATGTCAGAGTAACGCTTAGTCCTAAAGGTAAAACCGTTACTGGATTAGCTCATTTAAACTCTGAAGAATGCAGGGTTAGAGCTGATGGATCGATCATGCCTAACGCTACCCCTTCTAGTGGTTCAATAACGCTTTCAAGAGACTCAGAGGATGTTGAGGTCGGTTTAAATTACGATGCAACGATTGAGACTATGCCAGTTAATCAAGACTTCCAAGACGGCCCTATATTAACTAGGAAGAAACGCATTGTCCGCGTTATCGGAAATTTCTATGAGTCGTTAGGTGTGTCAGTAAATGGTGAGTATATGGTAGATCGTAGTTTTGGTATGGCGCTTGGAAGTAGCTTAACGCCGTTCACGGGTATTAAAGAAATGTATTTGTTGGGTTGGGATGATCTAGCTCAAGTAACAATAACACAAGTAGATCCTGGGCCGATGACGGTACTAGGTCTTGGAGTGGAGGTAGAAGCATAATGGGCCAATTTATCGCAATGATGGGTGCGCCAGCCGCAGGAGCAATAGCAGCACCAGCATTTGGATCGGTAGCAGCAATACAAGCAATAGCAGCGCCGGTAGCCACTGGTGGTTTTTTAGGATTGTCGGCTGGTGCATGGTCGGGAATTTCAACCGGTGTTTCGATGTTATCAAGTGTTAGAGCTGGACAAGCACAACAAGTCAATTATGAAATGCAGGCTAGAGACGCAGAGTTTGCCGCTAAAGACCAAGAGATTAAAAGACGTCAGCGTTTAATGTCAAGCCTTGCTTCACAAAATGCTTCTCGTGGAGCTTCTGGCGTTAGAGCGTTTGAAGGATCACCAGCAGCAATGATGAAGAGTGACATTGAAGAATTTGATTACGATCAGTCTATGGCCGCAGCTAACTTAGGCATGAAGCAAAACTCCCTATTAACGTCGGGTAAGTATGCAAATCAATCTGGCTATATAAGTGCTGGTTCAAGCTTGTTAAATTATGGCGCTAAAAGAGCAGAAAGGGGTTAGTAATGGCTGAGTTTCAAAGATACCAAAGATCAGTACAGATACAACCAACAGCGATGGGTAATGAGCAGGCTCAAGGCTTTCAATCGTTAGCCGACAAATTGCAATCATTCGCAAATCAGCAAGGTCAGATTGCAGATCGTGATGCTGCAAGAGAAGGTGAGTTATCTGGACAAACGGCTGCTTCTGGTAAGAGCAGTGGTGTTGATTTTCATGAGGGTAATACTATCAGAGGTCGAGCGTTTAACAAAGGCGCACTCATGGCACACGCTGCTCAGATTCAAATTGATGTTAGATCTAATGTAGCAAACTTTGCAAGAACAAATCCGTTTGATGTAGAAGGTTTTGATGCACAAGTTGAAGGTATGCGAAAAGGTCTATTGACTGAGATCGATCCACTACTACGCCCACACGCAGAAAATGAGATTAACGACTACGTTTCCAGAGCTAGAGGTGGTATTCAAGATAATGTCTATAAGCAAAAGACCACTGAATATTTATCAATCGTTACAACAGCCGTCGAGGGCATGAAAGAAGATGCGCTAATAGCTGCAAGCGAAGGCGATATAGATCTCTATGAAAAGAAAATGGCACAAATTAGTGCTATTTATGCTGAAGGCATTAAAGACAATGTGCTGGATGCTGACAGTATTGCAAAAGACAATGTTCTTTTCAGTGAAAAGACTGATGGCCAGATAATGGAAGGATGGATTAATAGATTAATTGAGTCTGATCCTGAAAAAGCTCAAGAAGAGCTTAATAAGTTTGCAAAAGGTGAGAATACAGAATTAGAAAAGGATATATCTTTGCTGCCTGGTACAAGAGACGATATTGTTTCTAGGGCGCAAACAAAGATTAATAAATTAGTAACTGCACAGAAAACAGCCACAACATTAAAAACCTCGCAAGCAAAGAGCGCTTTAGATGATTTCAATTTAGTCGTAGATCAAGGACATCTTCCCGATGCGAAGGCGTTGGATTTAGCATTAGAGAATGCAAAAGGAACTAAGTATTATGATAATTTAGTAGGGGTGAAGGCGTTTGTTAAGTCATACAATCCGTTCATAGCGCTTACAGCAGAGGGCCAAGCAAATAGGCTGGCTCAAGCTAAAGCTAAAAAGAACATGACTGCTGTGGAAGCCAAACTCTGGGAGCGTTTAGAGAAGGTTCATAAAGCTACTATTGAAGAGGCTAAAACTAACGGCCTTGAATTGTATTTTAAGCAAGGGATTGTTGACACTCCACTGCCAGAGATTAACTTTGATCTTTTAGCAACCAAAAAGATTGTCGATGGGAAGTTAGTAGATAAGTCGCAAGAAGAAATAGCTGAAAGTCAATCTATGTTGGCGCAGCAATTCGCTCAAAATGTGATCCTAGCTGAACAAGCAAGTATTCATTATGGCGTAAAAGTGCCACCGATAACACAGACGCAAGCCAAAGCATTAAAACACGCTATTAAAGAAGGCAACAGAGAAGAGGTGATCGGCATGATGTCAGTGATCACTAAAGGTTTTGGTATTGATACACCAGACGCTATGGCTGCTGTTTTTGAGAATGATACAACGGCTTATACTGCGATTGGTGGCATGGTTGTTACTGGAACGCCACACAGTTTAGATGTGGCAACAGATATGCTTAAAGGCATAGACATGATGAAAGTCCATCCAAACTTAATTGCTAAAGATTTTGATATTAGGATCTCAGAGGAGATCGGTCAAACTTATTTTGACGCTGATATGCCAGAACAGCACCAGGCGATCGTTAATGGTACTAAAGCACTTTATGCTCAGTATTTGATTGAAGATGGTACTTATGGTGGCACTGGCGATAGTTATGAAACCGATGTATTAATATTAAAACAAGCGCTAAAAGACTTTACTGGTGGCTATGCTGATATGGAAGCCGACGGAACAAATTTATTTGATGATGATAATTACAGAATCGAGCTACCAAGAGATAACCAAGGCAGAGTACAAAGCGCAGATCAAGTAGAGAACTGGATGGAAAATCTAACAGCAGCCGATATTGAAGCTATGGGCGGTGTTAAGGATTTTGAAACTAAAGACGTGGTTGAGATTATTAACGAAGGTTATGTAAAGTTGGTCTCAATGGGTGACGGTCTTTATGCGGTTAGAACTGGTAGAGCGGCTTCGGCAGTGATGCTTGATCCAGAAACTAATACTCCTTTCTTGTTAGATTATAGTATCGGCAGTCATTCTATGCCAGAAGAAACTGCACCGAGAATGGATCCAACTAAGCGAGCAGTGGTCGGAGGTGCGGTTGTTACTGATACAAATGTAGAAAATCAGCCGTATGTTGCACCGAGAATGAAATGAATCGAAGGAAGAGTTATTAAATGATGGTATTCGACCGAAAGGGCCAGGAAAACTTCAACAATCATGCGTTGAGAAATCCAGCTTCTTCTGCTAATGACAAACTTGGAACGCTCGGTGAAAACGTAGATCTTAACTGGGATGTTGCTAAATATCAGCATTTAGGCATATCTGAGTCTCTTAACTTTAGAGAGCCTATTCAAAATCAATTCAAGTTAATGTATGACTTAACGGGTGACGAACAATACAATAAAAGATTTTTATCTCATCAAATTGTAGGCGCTAAAAAGAAAGCTGGGGAAGCTTCACTGAAAGATTTTGATCTTAATAAAAGATTCTTCGAGTCACAACATGACGCGATTATAAAACTTCAAGAGCAATATCCAGACGCAGGTTTAGTAACCTGGAGTCAGATGAGCGAGAAGCGCAACGCAGAACTCAAGCAAATGAATTTTGATCTGCAAAAGCTGCAAGATCGTTCACAGACATTTGATGTATCGGTAGGTAACGTCGCTAGTATGGGTGCATACTTTATGGATCCAGAGCTATTAGCGACACTTCCTTTCTCTGGTGGTGCTAGTGTTGGTGGCCGTATTGCTGCAAACGCTTGGCGTAGTTTTAAGATTGAATCTGGTCTGGCATTTGTATCAGAGTCTGTTATTGCGCCAAAGGTGTATGATTTTCAACACCAGATCGGTAATGAAGAATATGGCCTAAAGGATGCTGCTATTAGAATTATGACTGCCACATTAGCTGCTGGTGTCATTAGAGCTGGTGGTAGTGTGACGATTGATCTATCTAAGATAGGCATAGCCAAGGCCAAACTGATCAAGCAAGGTAAGCCAAACGAAGCGCACGTCTTAGACTATTACGCCAAGCTGACAGAGGATGCAAAGACGGTTGAAGGGTTTATTCATGATGCGTCGATAGCAGCCAATCCTAAAGAATATGCTAGGCCAGTCGCAGCCATTGAAGCTGACATTGTAAATATAAAGAAAAGCATTGAAAATGCTAAAGCCGTTCTTTCTAAAAAAGGTATAGACACTGATAACTCTATTATTATTAAAGGTCGAAAAAAAGATCTTGCAGAAAAAGAACTCCAACTAGAAGTATTAATAAAAGAGCAGCAGCAGTATCTGTTGTCTAAGACTAACGAAGCAACAACTTATGCTAATCAGTTTGTCTCAGCTCATATAGCGGCACAATCTAAAGTCGCTCAAGCATTTGAAAGTGGCAAATTTATTTCACAAAAAGAAATAGACGACGCTCTAGGTGTTGATGCAAGCCAAGGAATGGCATTAGCTAAACGTTTGATCGGTGATGATGCTCAAGAAATTGGTCTTGACGAGTTTATAGCAAAACCCAGATCTGAGGCCGTCACACTAGAAGAATTAGCTAGAGAGTTTAAGACGGTAAAAGCTTTCATAAAAGGCTTAGATAATAGGGATTTTTCTTCCTTTAAAAAAGGAGAGTTAGATAAACACGGTTATGTAAAAACTGTTTTAGCAAGAAACTTTATTGATGAGCAGCGTAATTTACACAAAGAATTTCCTAAAGAATTTAGAAAGGCGATTGATGAGCTTGGTGTTGTTTGGTCTAAGAAAGATAAATCATGGGTACGTCCGCCTAAAGACATAGATGCTTATTATAAAGGCAAAGAAAAACTGAAAAAAGTAAGCAAAGAAGAATTGAAATCAGTTTGGAAGGAAGGTCAAAAGTCTATAAAGGCTATAAAAGAGGCGCGTACTAAAGTTATTAAAAACTTACCGAGGTTAATAGATGACAAAGAAACACTTGCTACAATTACCGGACTTGCTAATACAAAAGGGCCAGTCTCAGACGCTATTGACGACGCAGCACGAAGAATTAAAGGCGGAGAAAGCGTACAACAAGCAACTAGAGACATTCTTCCAGAGCTTAGAAGATCCACAGAGCCAGGAGCTGATGCTAGAGCTGTTGATGATGGAGCCGGAGACGGACAGCCTGCACTAAAGCCAGAGACTGAGCCGAAAATTGGTAGGCCAGTTAGATTGTCTGAGCTAGACAGCGCAACCAGGGTTAAGGTTGTAGCTGACTTTAAAAACAAACTAAAAAAACAAAACCTAACGGCAAAGCAATATTACAAGAAAGCACAAGCTCCACAAAAGAAAATTGAAAAGATAGGTAGAGAGCTAGAGAAAACCCTAGGTGATAAGGTTGCTTTCTTAACTCCAGGTGTTAAATTACTAGAGAAAGTTAAAAATAAGATCGATGAGAGAAAATATACTGGCGCCTGGGAATTAACAGATGTTTGTCGTTGTGGTTTTGCCGTTAAAGATAGCAAGGATATTGAGGCGATTATTACTCGTTTATCTAAAGATCTTGAAGTATTAGATGAAGGAATAAATTTCAGAGAGTCTGGTTACTTTGATCATGTGCTATCAGTTAGGTTTAAAAACGGCGTTGTGGGTGAAATTCAACTGTGGGAACCGCACGTACTGGCTGTTAAAGAAGGTTCAGAGTTTGTAGAGAAGATATTTCCTAAACACCTAAAAGAATATGTATCTGGCATTAAAGTTCCACCTAAAGAGAAGAGCGGTCATTCTCTGTATGAAAAGCAAAAGGACGTTGCAAAAGACAGCAAGATTTGGTTGAAGCTAGAAGAGGAAATGAAAGAGCTTTACGCTTGGGTTAGTCGATCAGCGAATACTTCGTGGAAAGCTTCACTTGAAAGAAGCCTACCAGATGCTGAGATTAAGGCAGGATCAGCTTCTGTCCATGATCCTGCATTATCACCAGAACGAACCACCCAACCAGATACAGATTCGTCGGGTGGAAATGCAACCACAGCCGGTCGTCCATCCCAGTCAAAGAATCTTGATACGTCTTTAAAATCAAATGATGTCATAAATCAAACCTCCAGTAACATTATACCAAAAGATAAAGATCTTATCACATTAAATGAGATCAAGGTTCAAGAAGCACAAAAACTGATTGATGCTCTGGGCGATGACTTACAAATGGTTTCTGGCGTCAAAGATTCCGGAAAGGGCGATTCTGTTCTGGAGTTTAAAACAGCAAGAGAAACCTTTAAAGAAATAGACAACGAGCAAAAGCTGGTTGATGACTTATTAAAATGTGTAGGGAGTTAAGATGGCTAGTCTAGCTGAGTGTATTCAGAACGGTATAGATGTTGGGCGTATTTCTCAGCAAATAGCTATTGAGCTTAATAATAAGCTGGATCGTTTCTCGCAAGATTTTAGGGCAAATGGCAAGATGAGTGCGGCAGATGCAAAAAGACTGGCGGCTATGAAGGCGCTAGAAGCTCATAGCGCAGAGTTAATGAGAAACAAAGTGCTAAAAGCTAGTGATTTGCTAATTCTGAATGATAATCTTCAACGTATTGCAGCACATCCAGAAAGCATGGAGCTAGGTGCTGTTGCTTTGATCGATAGAGATCTTGGAGATAAGGTTAATACAGACAATGTATATGCAATTCATAGAGAATTGATCGGACATTTTCATTCTAAAGTAGCAAAAGCAATGAATGCTTATCGCACTAAGCGAGCTGGCTTAACTCAAGA